AAATCCAAAGATATTTACTTACATTTTGGCATCTTTTCCACAAGATTTAAATGTCAAACCATCTACAAATAATGCAACAGTAACTATTGAAACTGATACAGTAAAAGGTGCATCTCCCTATATCTTTAATGTTTCTATGCGTTCCGTCTATGGAATGAATGGAATGCACGCTGATGGCAGTAAAGCAGATGGATTCAAATCCATGGTTGTTGCCCAATTTACTGGCATTTCTCTTCAAAAGGATGATAGGGCTTTTGTAAAATATTCAAAAACAAGTAGAACATATGAAGGTATCAATATTAGTGTTGAGAGAGGAGCAGCACTTTCACAAAATTCATCATCTATAAATCAAAACAATGTATATCATTTAGATTCTGAAGCGATTTACAGAAGCGGTTGGGAACAATCACATATTAAAATAACAAATGATGCAATTGTTCAGGTTGTTTCTGTATTTGCCATTGGTTATAATGGTCACTTTGTTTGCGAATCTGGTGGTGATGCATCAATTACAAACTCAAACTCAAACTTCGGACAATTATCTCTTATATCTACTGGTTTTAGAGCTGAAGCATTTGTAAAAGACAATAAGGGTTATATAACTCATATCATACCCCCAAGAGCAATCACAACCTCTGAAGAAGATGTTGATTGGTTAACCATTGATATAAAAGCAACAGATGATAATAATGAGACGGATAAATTATATCTTTTTGGATTTGATACCGAAGATGTGACACCCTCACTATTGACTCAAGGATATAGAATTGGTGCAAAAACTAATGATAAATTGTATGTTGAAATTGATGGGGTAGTTAGATCTGCTGATATTAAAATGCCAGGTAGTGGTAGTATTGATGTTGGTGGAGTAAAAGAAACTGTAATTAATGGACAACCATCTTCTAATATTTTTACAACTCTTTCTAATCATGGATTAGAGACAGGTGAAAAAATACTTCTTGTCAGTGATGATGGAGATCTTCCAGAAAATATAGAATCTAATACCATTTATTTTGCCAGAAGAGTATCTGACACTCAATTCAAAGTTGCATCTTCTAAATCTGATGCGGATAATGATGATACACTTAATGCATATCTTGGAACAAATCTTCGTGTTTTGAGTAGAGTATCGGATAAAGAATCTGGTGATGTTGGTAGTCCTGTTCAGTGGGACAAGGACAAAAATCAATGGTATATAAAAACAGATGCTAATAGTGAAATTTATACTGCTATTAATGGAAATTCTGGTTCTCTCCCTGCAGAATCTTCTGCAACTCATGTGAAGAGAACTCCTGATAATAGAAGTTTAGATGAAAAAATTTATAAAATAAGAGTTGTAATACCAAAAGAATCTATAAATGCAAAAACTCCAGAATCTGGATTTGTTATTCAAGAATCTAGTACAACTGGTGTTCGTACAGATTCTGATCTAATTTTATCAACAATTAGAGATTTGACGAGAAATGATTTTGACTTTGAAAGAAATTCGAACTTCATCTCAACTTGTTCACTTTCTGGAACAACAGTAACAGTTATTTCTGAGACACCTCATGGTCTTAATGTAAATGATAAAATTTCAATATTGAATGCCAAAGATGCTTCTGTGAATACTGTTGGATCTGCAAATAGTGGATTTAGTGGATCGTTTGAGGTGAGCAATGTTGTAGATGATATGACATTCCAATATTCAACTACTGATGTTGATGGTGTTGTTCATACTGGAATGGGAGCATTCTCTAATGATACCTACACATCAAATAGAGAAACACTATCAAACCTTGTGGTTCCTGCAACATTTAGAAGAGATGATATAGTTAAAAACTTCTATATTTATAGAAATCAGGTTATAACGGAATATTCTCAATCAGAGAGAGATGGAATTTACCACATTTATGCGTTAAATTCCGATTATGCAGTTCCAAATGAATTTACAAATTTAAAGTATGGTCAAAATGTGGTTGATTTGTATCCAGAATTGGATAGAGATAATCCCAATGATTCTCCAAATTCCTCAAAAACATTTGCACTAAGATCTCCACTTGGTAAAGTTGAAACTAATGATAAAAAGAAGAGTATTACCAAAGAAACAATAGATAAGTTAACAACTTCTCTTGGTGTCGGAGTTACTTTATCCGCAGTTAATAATTCAACCAATGTTGCAACTTTCTCTAGAAGACATGGTATTGGTGGCATTTCTGGAGGAACAATTGATGGAGGAACTGGATACTCAACAAATGGTACTTTCTATAATGTAAAATTATATAATGAACCTGGATTATCAACATGGAATGGAGCAACCGCAAAAGTTGTAGTATCTGGAGGTGCTGTTTCTTCTGTTGAAATAATGTCACCTGGATCTGGATATAATAATGGTGATGTATTGTATTTTGATACTAAAGTTATTGGTGATAATTCTATCAGTGATGGTGATGCATCGTTTACAATTGCAAGTACAAATATTTCTGGTGGTGTAGGTGATGTATTAGAATTCACTGGTATTGGCACAGTAGAAACATCAAGATATAGAATTACTGCATTAAATTCTGATACTCAAGTCACTATTGGTAGAACTTCTGGTGATCCAATTATGCATGTTGATCAATATGCAGTTAGAACAGGTCCTTCTGTTCAAGTCTCTGGAGTTTATACAGTATCTGGAATCACATCATTTACATGCACAACTCCTCATGGATTAGCAGCAGGTAATCGTTTTAAAGTTACTGATAGTAACAATAATACTCTTGGGGATTATCTTGTTAAATCTACTCTTGGTATAAAAACATTTACTGCAAGAACAACCAATGATCTTCAAGGTCCATATTACATTTTGAAGCATGGTTATTCTGCAAATGATAATGGAACATCAAATATATCGGATGAAAATCTATTTGCAAGAGGTCTTACAATATATGGTAATGACTCTGCCACTATTGAAGCAGGATCTTCTACGGATCAATTCCTTATCAAACCATTAAACTCTGGCATAGGAACACAAACCAGATATCCTTATGGTTCTTATATTCAATATAAGAATGAGATTATGAGGATTAGTAATTATACTTCTGGTGCTAATCCTGAAGCAAAAGTTATTCGTGCCGTATTGGGCACCAAAAAAGAAACAACCGTTGTTGATGGCGAATTAGTTAAGAAGATCGAATTACTTCCTATTGAATTCCGTAGACCCTCTATTCTTCGTGCTTCTGGTCACACTTTTGAATACCTTGGATATGGTCCTGGTAACTATTCCACAGGTCTTCCGCAGGTTCAGAACAGAACTCTTACTGAGAGAGAAGAATACTTATCACAGGCACAAGAAAGGTCTGCTGGTACGGTTGTTTACACTGGTATGAACAATAAAGGAGATTTCTATGTTGGTAATACTAGAAAATCTTCTGCAACAGGTGAAGAGACAACATTTGATACTCCAATTCCATCAGTAACTGGCGAAAATACTGCAAGATTGAGTTCCGTATTTGATGAAGTTACCATTAAAGAAAGAGTTGTTGTTGAAGGTGGTAGATCAAATAATATTCTCTCCCAATTTGATGGTCCGGTAACATTTACAGAGACCATAAGAATTAAAAATGTTTCTGATTTTAGTGGAACTGTTAAAGTTACAGGTACAACAAAGTCGGAGAGTACAACCACCGGAGCACTCATTGTTTCTGGTGGTGTGGGTATTGGATCCACATTAAATGCTGATACCATTATTTCTAATGGTGTTAAGTTGGGCACTGCTCATAATGCAATTACCACTGTTGATGGTGGTGCTTTGGATATTGATGGCGATTTAACCGTCAGTGGTGATATTACGGCATTTTATCAACCTTCTGATGAAAGATTAAAAAATAATATTAATCGCATTGAAGACCCACTAGTAAAAGTAATTTCCATCAGTGGTAATACATTTGAATGGAAAGAACTTGATAATTATGAAGGAGAGGACACTGGTGTCATTGCACAAGAAATTGAAGCACTTGGACTTCCAGGAATTGTAAAAAATAATTCTAATGGATATAAGTCAGTTCAATATCACAAGTTAATTCCATTACTTATAGAGGCAGTCAAAGAATTGAGTGCAAAAGTCGATTCATTAGAAGAAAGACTAAATAACTAAAAAAGTTATAAGATGGCAAATTATAAAAAGTCATTTAATTTTAGAAGTGGTGTTCAGGTAGATACTGATAATTTTGTAGTTAATGCTAATGGTCTGGTAGGTATTGGTACATCAATTCCTAGAAGATTATTAGATGTTTATGGGACAATTAGAACAAGTGGTCTGGTAACTAGTCAACAACTTTATGTTACTGGAATTTCCACTTTTGATTCTAATGTTGATTTAAATAATGGAACTTTACTTATTGGAAATAACATAAAACTTGATGCAAATTCTGGTGTTATAACTGCAACTGCAATTAATATTGGCGAAAGAACAGTCA